CGGACCTCGAGACGGGACAGCTGCATACGGCCGTCAGGGAATATTCCGGCACCCTTGCCTGCGACCATAGAGTCGATAAACTCGCCGAACTTCAACAGAAAATTTGTGCCGTCAGACTGGTCTTTGCGAAGGAACATAGCCAAGGAACGCAAAGCCGAAAACACGTTACTATCCGTGGCCGGTGTAGAGTCATTCCTTCTTATCACATACACGCCACTACTACCACTGCCAGTATAGGTCTGTCCCTTCAGAGTAAGGCTCTCAACCTTCTCCTCCAGCTCCCCAATACGGGAATAGGCAGCGGTTTCCCCGACAGTATATATAGGGGAATCATAAGGCAGGTCAAGATTGAATTCAAATCCGATAATCCTTGACTGCCTTCCGTTCTCGAAATAGGCCTTGTTGATAAGGTTGACCTTTTGACCGATGCTGTAGAGGTTGTGAATGCCGTCCTCACTGTATGCGACATCCGACATCATCTTACAGTTATATGTAGAAGGGTCTATCTTTGATTTGGCAACGTACTTATCGGCTTTGTCCTTTAACTCCAACTGTGCTTCTGCTACCAGTCCCATTTCAGCTATCTTCATGGGATTCCAGCCCGATAAGATGTAAGTATCACCATTTTCGGGGATAAGCACTCCATCCGGAAGCGGTCTGCCGTAGTCCTCATTCCTGACTATCTCCCAAAGCTGTGCCTTAGGGTTCCAGCCACCGTTCTCCAGTTTCTCCGGCTTTCCCTCAGGGTCGAATGTCACAGCGAATTCCATACCATTCAACTTGCCGGATTGGAAAGTGATTTTCAATTCCTTACCGGGAAGGATATAGTCCTTTGAGAAGGTAATGCCAGTATCCTTGAAACGGTAGGCATTCCACTTCTTTTCAGTGGTAGTCCCGTCGGCATTTTCTACTTTGTCAGTGTATTCCTTGATGGTAATGTCCGACATCGTGCCGACCCTTCGGGGATAGACTTCATCGAAGATAACCACCTGTTCTATGGCTTCCTCAGTGGTCATATCAGGATAAGCGTCTATGTACGGAGTTCCTTCGGGCAACATTAAACGTTTTTGCACCACGCCGTTCAGCACTACGGTCTCATCAACGGGACGATAGTCGGTAGGAATATTCCTTGTCGAGCCAAAGGCATAGATTCTCGTTGCATAGGCCGTCTGCGAATCGGAACGTGTCATTTGCTCCACATTGACATTTATTTCGAGGTCTATGGCATCGCCGGATTCGCAACGTCCGAAATGGATGATGTTTTCAGTCACCCAGCATTCGCAATCCCATTTCTTTGCCATAGAGAAGCAGGCGTCAAGAATGTTGATGTTGTCGTAAGTCATCAGTAGCGCCTTATTCTCTACAGTGCTGTCAATGGAGAAAACAAAATCCTGACCTTTATACGCATAACCAAGAGCTTTCAAATTTCTAAGGACTATACCGGCTTGAACATCAAGTGAAGCGGTGAGATTCCAGGACGCTTCCTGCCCGGCCACTTCGGGGGTATATTTAAAGATTTTGTTTTTCCATTTCCAGTAGTGGGCGTCAAGCTGCAACTCATAGTCGTAGCCTGCGTTATCGGTGTTGAATACTGGCTTCTGCAAGTCGCACACCTCGAACAGCCCGAAGTCGCACTCCACGTATGAACCAAGTTTGAAGAATATAGGACTCTCCAAGGAGAACTTTAACGTGATGTAGTCCTCCTTCATAAGAGTAAACTTACGCTTGCAGCCTTCATTGGGAAGGGTAGTAAGCAGGATAGCACCGGATATGTCTTTGATGTCGATTTGTTCCACGTCTTCAAAGTTCGGAGATAAAAAAAAAAGTGCCCAATTTTGAGCACTCACATTCACGACAATAGAACCAATGTCGTGAATTAGGTTCTGTTTGCCGGATTCGGTTCGTTGAACTTGGCTGAAATTTTTCCGAAAGTTCGGTCTAAACCCTGTGCGTAAGTGATACTTTTACCGAGATAAATCAGATGATAAATCTCGCTACTATTAGCCGGGACTTGAATATCAACTTTGCCCTTATAAAGCTCATCGAAGAAAGCTTTTTTCTTTGATTGATAATCGGACTGGGAGTTTCCTTCAATTGTAAAAGAAAGTGTTATTTCCCTCTCATCGACTTTAGGATTATTGATTATCACACGTTTTCCATGTTCTAACCGGGACTTATTCTCTATAAATTCTTTCATGGGTGATGATGCACCAAGTACATCAAGAAAGCCCTCTCCCATTCTTACCCCCCATGTTGTGTAGGCGTCTTGGGTATTTATCAATAAATCTGACATAGTTTATAATTTAGATGTATTGTTTTTCACTTCTGCCATATCTTTCTGAATTTGAATGATTGGTTTTACAATAGCTCCTGTATTTTCCGAAATCTGTACCAATTCAAGATAAGATTGTGCTATCAAATCTCGCGTATCATCAGCGATATTCCTTGTTTCCGTATTTATGGAAAGTAGAGCATCAGCTTTTACTGTTAGTAAATTAAGCGATTGAGATTGAATGATATTTTGATTCTTTATCTCTTCTCCTGCTATCTGCAGAGCAGTAAACCTACCGCTTAATTCTCCTGCATCTTCATGTGTCATTTCAGTACCGAACCCTCTGGAAGCTGAAGACTGGGATGTTGATTCTTGCGAAATCTTGTCATATCCGGTGGCTGCGGCAAGCTCGTCACGGAGCTTCATCGCTTCTTCAATGTAGCCCATATACTCGTTGTTCAACGCATTTCTTTCGGATTCCGTCAAAGAACCATCCTCCATACCCTTTGCAAACTTCTCATACCACTTCTTTAGCTTGTCCTGATAAAGCGTGCCTATCTGCTCGGAGAGCATAGCTTGCATGAAGTATTCCGAAACATCCTCGGCTGCATCTTTGGACGACGCTTTCATGTCCATAAGGGTATCTATGAAATTACTGTACACACCATCGAATGTAGTCTGTGTAAGCTGCTCGTTTATCTGATTATGGATTTCCTCAATACGTTCCTCCCCCTCGATAATCTTATCAAGATAATCTCTCACATCGCCATCTAATTTAGCCCAAAAAGTAGGCGCTTCTGACTTTAGTTTCTCCAACTGTTCAGTAGTCAGGTCAAACAATCCCGTCATGCGTCCGGTACCTATAAAATCCTTGGCGTCTTTGACAGACATATCGAGCGCTCTGGCGATGTCCTGCCAGTCGCTTGACGAGGTGTTCTTTGCCATGCGCTTGCCAATGGAATGAGAACCGGCAGACGCACCGGAGTTTAATCGTTCACGCCCAAGTATTCTGTACGCCTCAATGCTCTTGTTGACAAGTTCAAGAGCCTCTTTGCCTACCTTGTCCGCTTCTGCTCCGTAGGATGTGTTGATGTATTCCAGCTTCTTGTCTATCAGCTCATCCCATATCTCATTGAGTTTGTTATATTCCTCGACCATCTCGTTATAGTGAGAATAATCGGCACCATCCAAACCCGGTATTAATCCTCCCAAAGAAATAACAGAAGTCAAAGCCCCTTTAACGGTTTGTAGACTACCGGTGATGATAGACATAGGCTTCATCAAGTCGATATTTCCAAGTCCGTTCAGCATCTCACCAAAACCGGACATTGTTCCTTCCATCCATTCAGGTGTTTTTATACCAAGCGTTTCCATGATACCGATAACTTGATTACCGGCATCGACATATTGCCCTATCTCATTAATTCCTTTATGTAAAGCATCCGTGGCTTCATATAGGGCTTTCTGCTTGCTGTTCTTTGCACTTTCAAGGGTGGCTTTGGCATTCTTCTTTTCTTCATCAGTACCTTCTTCCAAAGCTTTGTTATACGCTTTCTGTGCTTCACGCTGTGCATCCGTGACTTCTTTGAGGGATTTGAAAGAAATAGACATAGTTTCAAAAGGATCACGTTCTGAAACCTTATCATCAATCCGTTCAATAGCATCTACCAGTTCTTTAAGGCTTTCAGGAGATAAATCCTTTTGAGATGATATAAAGTCTTTAAGGTTCGCTTTCAACTTTTTCAAAGTATCAGTAGAAACCTTGTCAAGATTACCAAAGACTTGTTCCCAATTCATATTTTTCTTGAATTGTTCAGCATCAAGTTTGAATATATCTTCATTCTTGATTTCTGTACGCTTCTCAATGCTTCGGTCTATTTGGGCTATTTCACTAGCATCACCTTTGGTTTCCGCTTTCTTGCGGGCTTCCTGTAATATTGAAATATCATCATTAAATTTCTTTTCAATGGCAAGACGTTCATCGGCATAAGACAAATAGCGCTCTGCCAAATCCTTATATATCTTTTCATTACTGATAATGGCTGTCTTGTATAGTTCATCATAATAGTTTTGCTCATCATCAGACAGCTTTATATCGGTGGCATTAAAAGACTTGCCTTTATTCTTCGGATTAGCTTCCCATGCAGCGCGAGCATCCTCAACTTTCTTCCGAAAAGCATCTTCTTTTTGTCGGTCAATAGCCTGCATCTCCTTTTCAAAGTTGAGTTCCATTTCAGCGATAGTCTTGGCAGAACCTTCATCCATAGCTTTGATTCGGGCTTCATCAACTCTCATTTGCAAATCCTCGGCTGAACGTTGCTGTTCTAATGATTGCTTATCAAGGAGGGCATTATATTTATCAGTCTGCTTACGAAGTTTCTTGGCTTGATTTTCCTGCTTGATTAAAGAACTTCCGGTAATACCACCTAAATCTTTATAGGCTTTCTCGGTCGTTTCTTCCCGTTTTTTGGCTTCTTCATATTGCTTTGAGGTAAACTTTGATTTATCCTTTTCTATCTCAGAAAGTTCCTTTTTAGCGTCTTCCCATTCTTTTTTGGCTTTTTCATAATCTTGTTTGTAGGTAGTCTTGTTAGTACGAGACTTTTGTTCCGTCTCCAGCGCAGACCTAATCAGTCCAAGTTGTTCTTTAGAAAACTCTCCACCAAGAGAGGAAACAATAGCTATTGATTTTTTGCCAGACTTGCCAAGAGCATTCATGGATAAAGTTATTTCATCCAATACGGATTTAATATCTTCATCTTTCATCTCCTTGATGTTTTCGAGGTACGAATTAACTACTGGCTTGGATATTTCGGCTTTCAGCCTGTTCACCACAGATAGTTGCGCATTTATTGCATCCTCTACATTATCTGTTGCCCATCCGTTACCGTCTATATCTACCAATGATGTATATGTGCCTTTTGCGCGAACCTGCCTATAATGATTCAGTTTGTCTTGCTCTATTCTTAAAGAATTTTCTAACGAGGAAGTAGAGCGTTTCGCGTCTTCTTCGGCAATTAGCCTTTTATACTTTACTATGTCTTTTAGGAACTCTGTTTCAGTCGTGTAGTTTTGGAATATTGACGGATATTCCGCTTTCAATTTTTCAAATGCAGCTATCCGCTCCCCATCAGATTTGTTTTGGTCTTGAATTGATGATATTAGACCGTCAACAGCCTGTTTGTGTTCATCTTCTTTCTTAGTATGTTCGTCTAAGATAGCATTAAATCGTTCAGTCGCCTTTTCCGCTTCGGATGTACGGGTTGAAAGCACCCACATGGTAGCAACAAGTCCGGTAACTACTGTAGCCAAAGCGACATAAGGATTTGTCAGCATAGCGGCATTGAGAGCTATCTGTGCTTTCCGTGCCAATACGCGGGCATTGGTCAACGCTATCTCCGCAATGGTGTGTTGGCTTGTGGCAATAGTTGTCAGTATTACAGCAGTACGGTATGCGCCATAGGTGGCAACAAGCCCTACCAATACCTTGCCAACCGTCTCGTAGTTCTGGATAAGCGAAGTAGTGGCTTTGATACCCGACATGATTACACTCTCGCTCGCCTGTCCCATTTCGTTGAAAGCGGCATCCAAAGCATCCTGCATCATGGAAAGCTGTCCGTTGATGGTCTTTGAAGCATTCTCGGACATCTTGTAGAACTTACCTCCTGCGGAAGTTGCATCAATGAATGCCTGTTGAACCATTTCAGCGGAAACAGCACCTTTGGACATTTCATCTTTCAAAG